GCAATCAGTAATACATCTTGACTCCGTCAAGGAATTGAAGGCAGATAAGATTAGCCATTGCCACCAAGATTTACCAAAAGATTGGCAATGGACGAAACTGGATCTGTTCAACAACATCAACCAGAACTTGGAGCATTTGAGATTGAACATAACCATATGCAAAAACAAGCAGTTGAAACGATACAGGGCACTGATGAACACCGAATGGGCACACTTCAAAAGAAATCTCTCTGCCGAAGAGTGGTCATCCCCACACTATGAATTGGTCAAGAAGACCAGGCAAGAGTTGAAGAACGCCGGCTACCGGGTCCGAGACATCAGGGCGAGCAAATGCTATATGCCGGGATACAAACAAGGCAAGGGTGATACCGTCAAGAGATTGAGTGTGTTGCTGGTGCCAGAGCCGGCAGACCACAAGTATACCGCCATCTTGATACACAAGGAGAAAAAGATATTGGTGCCTTTGAGAGGGGATCGAGGCTACCTAAGTTCAAACCAAAGAAACATGAATCAGATAGCAACGGGCACGGCCAACACCATACTGAAAACCGCAAAAGGTGTTGACATAGATGATGTGTTGTAATGGGAAAACAACTTAAGTTTCTTGAAAAATGCAAGGATCATTGTGAAGTGTTTCTTCAAGAGACATCCAATTCGTGTCATTACTCGTGCCTGAGGTGCAAAGAGCACGGGTTCATCAAATGGCTTAGCCGTGATCAACATTGGGAACTATCAGAGATCATGTACCCATCATATGGCGAAAGGATAGACGACATACTCTAAAGGCAAAATAAGACCAGTGCCCCAATCCAGACAAATGTTTATAGCCAGGGCACCGATCCATATATCAGGAAGATATACGCCAGTATTTAATCGAGGAACCGGAAACTGCAATACAGGCATTTGACCGTGCGATGGCCCTGCCAGTACTTCACCAATTGGCCCGTGTGGCGCCCGCGCCTGCACGATGGGGATCGACGGGGTTGTACCCAGTCGTGCTCCGTGACTGTGTTGCGATACCCCCTGCCATGATTCAAGGCCGCGGGTCGGCGTTGGTAACCCAACTCCAGGAGTCGTTGTTGGAATAATTCTGATTTCATCTCACTGACCTCATGGGTATTTAAATAGAACAATATGCACAGTGGTAAAAAAGCGATCGTTTGGTTCAATGGTCCATCCTCACAGGCGCTACACCACATCCAACCACAGCACAGGGAGATAGGTTGCAACTACATCCAAACGCACAGATCCGTCCATCACGTGTGTGCCTATGACAGGCCAGTGATTCAACGCATAGACTTGGTGAAGCCAACACAGTACTGGACCAGACCCGCCATGCAACAAGCAGGTTGGCGCATACTACACTCGCCCAAGGAATACTTCTGCTCGGGCACCATGGCCATTGGATTGGCACGTGAGCTGGCATACACAGATGTGTACGTGATAGGGTGTGATTGGGACCAGAACAACATCAGCATCTACGACCATATCTACCAAAGGATCAGGCCTCCCAAGAAGAAGAGCATACCGCGACGTCGTTACATAGAACAGGTGCATCGTGACATCGGTCTAGTGTTCGTGTCAGATCACCGCATCGACATGCAGGTAAATCAGATATCCACTAAAGAATTTTTGAAAAAGATTAACTGCTAGGCACTTCGGAGTTGTCGTCGAAGTATCTCCAAACGCCGCCCGAGTAGTAGGCTGGTTTGGTGACCGTGCTGTCTCCATCACTCAACATTGCCATCATGCCATCCACCTTGTTACTGACAGCATAGGCGTTTGCTCTGCTCACAGGATTTAATTTGATTATGTCTTCCACAACGACCACGCCGGTCGCGGGATCAAGCGTTAGGTCCGTTGATGTGGAACTGTTGATCTCATCCGGCATCTGCGCCGATGGTATCTTGGTGGTTGCGTCAAGGCTGGCCACACCGTTGACGGCGCCCCTGCCATTGATAACATTCTGTAATTCTAATAGTGCGTTGTACAATTCAATTCTGGCCTCCGCCGGTGAATCATTTGCACTGTCTAAGTGTGTTGTTGTTACGTTTCCTACTGTGGCCCAGGCCATGATGTTGTTCTCCTTGTGTTATTGTTTATTTACACTTCAACCCATCGCCCAAGATCATAATCCGTTTTGAAATCCTTGGCGCTGATATAGGTAGAAGTCTGTGTCACGGGATCATAGTCACCAGGTAGCGAGATACCTTGGTATTTCTTACCATCATACACACGTATCTGGCCGGATTGCATCAAAGTCTCTGACACCCATGGTGCGTGATCTTGATGACTCCCTGGGATCTTAACCGTTTCAGTCACATCCTCCAACTCGTAGGTCTGTGGATCATTGCCCGATCCACGCAGTTCAAATCCATATAGCCTTTCACCACCAACCCAGCAGTAACCGAGATTGGTCATTATGATGTCTGGTATGCCCCTTACTGTGAATGATGAACCCTGCTGTGTGCTCTGGTAGACGATGCCGGATCTCCTCCTGACGATGCCGTTAAAACTACTACTCTCATTGGCGAAGTATGGTCCAGCGGGTAAAGTCTCGTAACCTGGCGGATGTCCACCTGCCCAAAATATCCTTGACTCACCGTTTGAATCACTGTTGGCAAAACTTATTGTATAAGTGGCCCTGCTTGAATCATTGTCACTGGCGTGTACGATGTCCTTTAATCCTATTGCCAACTGGATGCTTCTCAAATCATCCGCGGCCATGTCAGATTCACCACTGATTGCGATCGTGAAACTACCATCCGCATCTGTGTTCTGTGTAACCGTCGCTGTGCCGTTTTCACGCACACCATTCAACATGTAATAGTATTCAATCGCTGGCGTTGTGCTGTCAGCGGTATCTATGTCTGAAACTGTAACTGTCAAAGTCCCATTACCGGGTAGATCAAGGTCAAGCATACACATGGCCATCATCCCTCCTGTGCTGTCAGTGGTTCCTGTGGTTTCTGTTTTGATCACGATTGGATCCGCGGAATCACCTTTTGGTATTGATTTGACGTCATTAAAACTGGCCCCACCTAGACCCACTTTGACAAAATCTTGATTTTGATCACTAATAAATTCTTTCTGTGTGCCGTACTGAGTTATGTTGGTGCCACCCTTCGCGGCATCAAAAAGGAAAGGACCTTGCTGTTGCCCCTCGGGAAAACTGACGACATCCGCGTTGGCATCAACACTCAAGATGTCACCGAAGTTGTCACTCCAATTAATCATCTTGTGTCCTGTGTCTTTGATGTAAGGTTGTCCACTGTCATTTGGCGTTATGATGTAGCCTGGCACGTTGAAGAACACGTCTGATTGACTCATTGTTATCTGGTTGCTACGCCCACTATCGTAATAGATGTCGAAACTGGTTGAATCGATGACAGTTACGTAGGCCTGACCGTGTAGGTGCATGGCATCTGCGTGATCCTTGACCACCCCTGTCTTGAAAGGATAACTCTTGAACCTTCCACTGTAACCTGGCCTGATGAATATGTTATCACCACTGGTCAAACCGTGTGCCACGTGTGTGGTGATTCTTGGTGTGGTGCTGGCGCTGATGCTTTTGATAATTTTGGTGTTGGTATTGCCCAATCTGAAATCGTGATCGTGTTTGTTGTCAATGGTTGAAGATTGCACGTCGGTGTAGGAATACCCTGTGCCCTCATAGATAGTTCCAGATCTGTTTATTGTGTGATATGGCAGTCCGTGATAGAATCGCTGTGCATTATTATCAGCCACTTCAATTTTCTGTGTGAATAATTCTTGGTTGATTTCAAACGAGGCCTGTTTGATGCCCCGCGGTCTCATACCCTGGTTGTACTGTGCGTCAGCACTCACACTATCAATTTTGGTGCTATCGAGTTTGGCTATGCTTTCGGTCCTCTGTGTCAACGGTAGGTATCCCCTGGCCGGTATGATAGGTGATTGTACGATGTTGATAGTTTTTGGTGTTGTGCCCAACAAAGCCACGTCCTCGTTTGTGAGTTGGCCTATGTAACCTTCATCAGTCTCCAAAGGTGCCAAAGGATTGCCGTAAGTCAAATATACCGCGTGACCTATACTGGAATAATTTCCGCTGATTGAACTAACAAAATCCGGTCTCCACTGTGTGTCTTTGGCACTACTGCCAGCACTAGTTAATTTCCTCTCACCTGCACCATAGGCACATATGAATCCATCCGTGGTGGTGATGTTGGTGTTTGGCCATCCCTTGACGGTGGTGCTCACTGCATACTGCATGGAGAATGCAATGTTGATGCTTGGCACCTGGAACCAGTAGTCCCAATCGCCCCAAGTCTGTGGAATCAATTTGGTCTGTCTTGGCTTGGCAACATTGCCAGCGCCATCGTTGAACAGTAACACCAGTAAAACATTTTCATCCCACCCGCTGGCTTCAACTGTGTCGATTATGCTGTTCCAGTTTGCCACCGCGATACCTGATGTGGTGTTGGCAGTCCCAAAGGCATCACGCCTAATCCTGAATGCGTCTATCCTGGCATTGTACAAGTAATCGCCAGTGCTGTTGCCTCCCAACACGAAGTTGTTTGATGTGTTCCTGATACCCGCACTCGCGGATGTTGTGCTGTCAAGTGAACCATTGATGGAAATTTTGATTTCGCTATTTTCATATAAAATTTTTATGTCCGCCCAGTCATCCACACCTATGGTGGCTGTTGATGTGATTGTGTTCAATGTGGCACCATCATGGTAGTAGAATTTAAACTTCCTGTTGGCGTCAATTGTGCCAGCATAATCTACAGTCCTGGTTGATCCATCGTCGGTCAGTAATCCGCCTTCACCTGAAGCAAATATCACACCTTCATTGGCGGTTTGGAAATTGGTTGTGCTGGTGCTGTCTGTGTCAATCCTAACGAAGAAATCAATAGTCCATTCTGATCGGCCGGATAACCTCAATGCGTCTGTGTAATTGATACGCCAATATCCTGCATTTTCATCTGCGAAGACCGCCGCACCTGTACTGTTCAAACCACTACTACTTCCTAAAGTCACACCGCCTACGGCAGTGATGGTGAAATACGAACCGGATGAATTACCGTAGTGATCCCACGTCGTCAATTCATTGGGGTATATTATGTTGTCTATGGTGTCTTTCCATCCTGAATTTATTGGCATTATATCTCTCCCTGTTTCTGTGTGTCTATGGTTGTTCCATCGCCTGAAGCCGTTCCTGTTCCAGCACCTGATGACAAGTCAGCGAAGTCTAGCCAGTAATTTGCATTTGTAGGTATCAGTTTATCTTTTATCGGCGCTCCAAAAAACGCTTGGTTGCTGACAGATGTTTCAGTGAAGCCGCTCACTGAACCATTCTGCGAAATGGTTCTTACCCTGAAATTGATAGTTGCTCCTATGGGAAACGCGAATGTACTGAATCTTGAACTTGAACTATTTGTGTTGAGAATTGTGGCAAATTCAGATTCGTTCTCCTGATTGGTCTTGGCCTGGACCTCGTATCGATTGTGACCTGCGTTGACATTTGTGTCCCTCCAAGAGAAATAGAAATGTGACACTGTGAAATTAAATTGTTCTTGACTAATCCTTATTGATCTTGCGATGAATCCTTGTGGTGCCTTGAACACGTTTGGCGCAGGATTGATAACTGGTGGTTTTGTGATGCTGTTGGTGATGAACTGGCTGGCACTGATGATTTGATCAAAAAGGTTGGCATCATCAAAGTCATATGCGTCTGGATAATGTCTGAATGCCGATATTTCAATATCACCATATTGATCTAACGTGAGCTGTGTAATCCTGAACAAGTGATCTATTGACAGCACCGCAGAATTTACTCTTATGATGTCTCCCGGCACAAGATTAGTAGCCGCTTCTGTGGTTTTGAATGCAATACTTTGTTGCTGACGGCTTTTCTTGGTAAGAACTTTGGCGTAGTGTGCCGCGTGTGAGGCATTCACTATTCCTGCGTTGGTCACATTTCCTAGTAGATCTAGGTCATTGTCCTCACGCTTGTATTGTGCGTATTGTGTGTCTGTTTTCAATGGCCATATCACACTGTTGTTCTGTGATCTGTTCTCGATGTCTGTATAATTTAATTTTATGTTGTTGAATGTGTTTTCAAGTGCTCCACCCTGAAAAGTGATGCCATCAACTATGTTGTCATCAGTAAAAGTGAATGTGTTGCTACTTTTGAGATCCGTCACACTTGGTATATCGAAACTGTTGTCAGGCGTGCCTGCGTTCTCAATCGTCAATTTGTATTTGCCATTCACAAAAGGCATGATACCTCCTATACTGGTCAGTAACCTGTTAATGTTCTGTAAATGACTGGCTCCTGTATCTATTATGAATTGCCTGTAGTAAGGTGTGTTTTCATATGTGAGATCACTGACCCTTGCGTCTGTGTCTTTGCCCACTATCCTGTTAAGTTTTACATCCGGGTATGTGGCATTGCCACTGAAGAGATTGCCAAACAAATTAGTTGCAAAAATACTGCCACTGCTTTCTGCTCTTACACGTCCTGTTGCCACAGCGGCATTGACAAAACTAGCCTGATCAATTTTGCTCAAGGCTATGCCTGGACCAAAACGGTCGTTGAGCATGTAATCCAGAAGTATCTCGACCGGATTGCCGGACACATCGTATCCTGTTTGTCTAGTGCCATTGTTTGTGTAGGCACCACTAGCGAATACCACACTCCAATCGGCCGGTGTTGGCATAGTTGAATAGTCATCGCCAGAAGTGTTGGTGTCCGTGTCGTGTTCATAACCGGGACTCGATTTCTTTGCCCTAACCAACTTTGGCACGTTCTTGCCTGGAGACATTACCACCACCCTTGGTAGGCTGGAGAAAGGGTTGGTCAAGTTGTCACCGTTCTCATCTTTTATTTCGTCCTGTGTCCAAGTAAATTTCATTGCAATGTAATTGATGCCTTTCAATCTATGTTCGTCATTCCATTTGTCGCTTTCTTTCAATAGGCTTGACGCTGGTTGGTCATCGCTACCATCAAACAATTGGAATTGTACCCTGTCTTTGAATCTGCCCGTCTTTACTGTGTATATGGGCGGTTGCGTACCTCCCTTACCACCGAATCTTGGAAAACCATCACCATTGATCGCAGATGTGTTGATGTCCCTTGAAGTGGTGTCAGATGTGTATATGGAGATGTTACCTGATTTGGTTGCTGTCGTGATGTCACATATGGCATCATCTATCTGCAGGTTCCATAATCTTGAGCCTGCGTTGTCATCTTGTGTCATGCCCAATCCAATTACACCACACGTGTAAAGGAATTGATTCTTGTCACCTGCTGTGTCAATGAATATGTTCTTTACTCCCCGCTCAACGTATCTACCATATCCCACCGGTATGGGCGTATTGCTTGGGGCAAAATCTACCGTGGTTGCTTGATCTATTGCGGCCGTGGTGTCGATGTTGATATCTGGTATGTCGAAACCACCAGTGAATGGACTCATGGCGATGTTTACAATCGCCTTGCCCACGTCAGTTACGGTGTCTATGGCCTTGTCAACTATCTTTTTAGGAACGCTGATAATTTTCTTGAATGTTTTCTTAAGCCATCCCATTTATTGTTTACCCCACTGTATGTCTGTTAAGGTCTGTTGAGCAAATTCAAATCCTTTGTCTTCTGGAAAAATATTCTGTTGGCTCATTGATGTGGCATATCCATATATGCTGGCCTTCTCAAAGGCACTGAAAGGACCCCCACACTCGAGGATGAACTGTGCTGATTTCTTGTCTGTTGACAGGTTGAATGTGTTTATGAACCCATCGAAAACTTCAAAAACATTGTCAGTTGAGAACGTGTAGTCCGCATCTATGATGACTTTTTTTATGTTGACACGGCATCCCACGAAATTTGCGTTCAGTATGTCACTGGCGTTGTTGAGATCCACGCCATCAAATAGCACACTTACCTTTTCGTTTGTGGCATTGTTTGATTCTGTTATCTCACTGTGTCCAAAATAACCTGCGTTACTTTCAAATGTTTCCCCATCATGTGTGAGGTCAACATCGCAGTTGGTGAACAGTAGATCTATGACCGTGCTGTCCGTGCCTATTATGAACAGATTGGTGTTGTCCTGTTGCTTAATTGAAACAAGATCAAAAACTCGCCTGGTGGGTTGCGACAGTGCTGTTTGTGCCGTTGTAGACAGATTCCTAGTCATTAAACTTTCTCCGCTACGTCTAATTCATATTGATATAAATTGTCTATCCCTAACTTGAACTCCTGTGTCTCGTTGGCCAACCTAACCTTCACGGGCACGTTGTCAGTTATGACGTTTTCTCCCGATGACGGTAGTGCCGTCAAAAGATTTGGGAAGATATCTATCGTGTTTGCCACGCTGTTTGCCAGTGTGACATCAGCAGTCAGCATGTACACCTTGTCGTGATTTGAGAATTTTATGATGTCTCCGGCTTTGAGTGTGCCAGAACCTGTTGGCGTTACCGCTATCGTGCTGTCACCTATGGCCGCACTCGTGGTCACTGGCAATTTGGTACCGTCATTGACGAATGTGCCATTTGAACTGCCTATCACAGGTGGCACCACCGTGAACGTGTCAAAACTGCCACGTTGTGTGGTGATGAATGCGTTTATAGACCCAAAATCGTCCCTGGACAGTGGTACGCTCTGTAGGGTAAAACTCCAGAAGTGACCACCTAGATCCTTGGTGAACACCTTGTTGGTCAATGTCTCACTCGAGATGATGTTGTTGTTGCTCTGCCAATTGATTGATTTAAAATTTGTTGTTGGAAATGTTCCTGACATTACGCAAATCTCCTTCCTTGCCTGTTCATGGCATCACTGATAAGATTAGTTATTAGTCCACGCCTGCTGGCCAGCAAAGTGTCGAAACCTGCCGCATCAACTGTGCTGATGTTGAAATTGATGTTGGTGTCGCCCATACGTCCACCCATGCTCTCGTTGGACACCACTGTGCCCGCGGTGTTGGGAACGAACAGTTCTGGTCCCCTCTCGCCCACTAGGTAAGCACCACCGGTGCCCACGTTGCCACCCATGGCCCTGGCCCCACGGTAGCCTATGGCACCGCCATTGGCCTTGCCCTTGCTGTTGCCGTATCCGATGGCGCCACCGTCCGCGGCACCTCCCAATAGCATCAGTAATAATTTCAGTCCTATGGTCCTCTTTAATTCTGTGTTGAGTTTGGCCTGTGCGTTGGC